CGTTTAGATATAAAACCTAGATTAGGTAATATGTGGGCTAATATCAATTATCAGGGCGGATATAATAATGGTCATATACATCCTAATTCATTATTTTCAGGTGCTTACTATGTAAAAGCCCAACCTAATTCTGGAAGGCTTCATATAATGGATCCAAGACCTGGAGTACAACAAGTAATGCCCCCAAGAAAAAATGTAAAATTACCTAGGGAGTTGTGGCGAGACTCTTATTATGAACCAGTTCCTGGAAGATTAATACTGTTTCCATCATGGCTATGGCATAAAGTAGAACCTAATCAAAGTAATGATATAAGAATATCTGTATCTTTTAATTTTATATTATGATTTTTCAACAACAAAAATATCAAGTAGTTAAGAATGCTGTGTCTTATGAACTAGCTAATTTTATATATAACTATTTTTTACTTAAACGAGATGCAGTGAATTTTCTATATCAAAATAATATAACCTATGACACAGGTTTACTGGGAACATGGGGAGATACACAAGTTCCAAACACTTATTCCATTTATGCAGACCATGCAATGGAGACTTTAATGATGAAAGTAAGACCAAAAATGATGGAAGAAACAGGACTACAATTAATACCTACTTATTCATACGCTAGATTATATAAAAAAGGAGATATTCTTCATAGACACAAAGATAGACCTAGTTGTGAGATATCTTGTACTCTTAATCTAGGAGGAGATCCCTGGCCTATATTTATAGATGGTACAGGAGCTGATACAGTCATAGATGAATACAAAAATATAATAAAACCCGATGCTCCAGAAGGCACTAAAGTCTTGCTTGAAATAGGAGATATGTTAGTATACAGTGGATGTGAATTAGAGCATTGGAGAGAACCTTTTGAAGGAAATGTCTGTGGACAAGTATTCCTTCATTATAACCATGTAAATGGTCCTTTTGCTGATAAGAACAGGTTCGACAAAAGGCCGATGTTAGGTATTCCCAAATTAGGGAATAAATAATATAATGGTTATGTATGCTACAAAAATTAAGATTTCAACCTGGGTTCAATAAACAAGTCACAGCAACTGGTGGCGAAGGTCAGTGGGTTAGTGGAGACTATGTTCGTTTTAGATATGGTTCACCTGAGAAAATAGGTGGTTGGGCTCAATTAGGAGACAATACTCTTACAGGTAGAAACACGGCTCTACATCATTTTGTTAATGCAAGTGGTATTAAGTACGCAGCTTTAGGCACAAACAGATTTTTATACGTATATTCAGGAGGAGCATTTTATGACATCACTCCTATTAAATCTACAACAACATTAACAAATGCTTTTACAACAACACAAAGCGATGCAACAGTTACATTAACATTTGCATCTGACCATAACATATCCAAATACGACATTATTCGTTTAGATAGTTTTACAGCTATTACTAATTCTGATTTTAGTTCTAGTGATTTCGATGATACTAATTTTATGGTAACAACAGTCCCAACTTCAACAACTCTTACTATTGAAATGGGATCAGCTGAATCTGGATCAGGAGCAAGTACTTCTGGTGGAATAAGAGTTCAACATTTTTATTCAATTGGACCTGCAACTGAGGAATCAGCTGCTGGTTGGGGACTAGGTCTTTGGGGTGGTACCGTTGCTGGAGAAATTACATCCACTTTAAATGGTGCATTAACTTCTGGTTCTTCTAGTATTGTTTTAGCTGACTCAGGTTCTATGCCAGCATCAGGAACAATCTTAATAGATAGTGAGCGTATTGCTTATACAACAAATACTACAGGAACAGATACTTTATCAGGATTAACAAGAGGATCAGATAACACAACTGCTGCCTCACACTCTGATGGAGCAACTGTTAATGACGCATCGGACTATACGAAATGGGGTGCTTCACAAACAGGTGACATTGTAACAGCTCCTGGTCTATGGACCTTGGACAATTATGGAAATAAACTTATTGCAACTATCGTTGATGGTGCAACTTTTGAATGGGATTCAGATGCAACAGGTGCAACTTCTACTAGAGCAACGATTGTTGCCAATGCACCAACAGCAGCAGTTCAAACTTTAGTATCTACACCTGATAGACACTTAGTATTTTTTGGAACAGAAACAACTATTGGTACAACATCTACACAAGATGATATGTATATTAGATGGTCAGATCAAGAATCAATTAATGCTTCAACTTCTTATGCACCTTCCGCAACCAATACCGCTGGTACACAGAGACTGGCCGATGGAACACGGATCGTGGGAGCTTTGAGAGGTCGAGATGCAATTTATATTTGGACTGATACTTCTTTATTTATTATGAGGTTCGTTGGTTCACCTTTTACTTTCTCATTCCAACAAGTTGGAACGAACTGTGGATTGATTGGAAAGAATGCAGCCGTTGAGGTTGATGGTTCTGCTTACTGGATGTCAGAGAATGGTTTCTTTAGATATACTGGTAAACTAGAATCTTTAGCATGTTTAGTTGAGGATTATGTTTACGATGATATTAATACAGTTCCTAAAAATCATATCTATGCAGGATTGAATAACCTATTTGGTGAAGTCACATGGTTCTATCCTGGTAGTGGTGCTGCATCTAATAATAGATCAGCAACTTATAACTATATGGATTCAACACCTGAAAGACCAGTATGGACTACAAGTTCTCTTGCTAGATCAACATGGTCAGATTCACATATATTTGGTAAACCTCATGCAACAGAATATTCATCTAGTGGTACGAGTGATTCAACTGTAGGTAATACGGATGGTGTTACCTATTATTATGAACATGAGACAGGAGTTAATTCCATTAAAGATGGTGCAGCTTCGGCAATTTCTGCAAGCATACAATCAGGAGATTTTGATATATCTTTAGGCCAAGGTGGTGGAGCAGATTTAAGAGGTGATGGTGAGTACATGATGAAAATTAGAAGAGTACTTCCAGACTTTTTAACTCAAACTGGAGATGCAAGAATTACATTAAACTTAAAAAATTATCCAACGGATTCAGAAGCAAGTTCTTCATTAGGTCCATTTACATCTACAACAAGTACATCTAAAATAGATACAAGAGCTAGAGCAAGAGCTATAGCTTTAAAGGTAGATAATACAAGTACTGGACAACACTGGAAACTTGGAACTTTTAGATTAGATATACAAGCGGACGGGAGAAGGTAATGGCTAGAATAGTACAATCATTAACACAACCTTTAGAAAAATACGATCAACAGATACAACAATCATTTGTTAGGGACGTTGATAGTGTTATACAAAAATTAAACACTTCTTTTCAACAAGATTTGAAAGAAGAAGCAGAGGCGGAGGCTTATTTCTTTGGCTAATACATTTGTAAATAAAAAAGTAGATTTGACGAGTACAAGTGCTACTACATTATACACTGTACCTACAGCTACAACTGCTGTTATTAAATCTATAATAGTATCTGAAGATTCAGGTAATGCTGATACTATAACAGTGACTATAACTGATACAGCTGACGCTGTTTTTAGCCTATTTAAGACTAAAGCTATATCAGCTAACGCAACATCAGAATTATTATCTGCACCCCTAGTGGTCGCAGAAAGTGAAGTAGTAAAAGTAACCGCAGCTACGGCAAATAGATTACATGTCGTATTATCTGCGCTAGAAATTAAGCCTAGAGCAGTAACATAGACTTGATTTACTTGTAAAAAACAAGTATTATTATAAACCCAGGTTAAATTCCTGCTATTAAAAAATAACATATAAAAATTATGGCTATAGATAGAACAGGAATATCATCATTAGAAACAGGTGCACCAGATATAACATATACAGGTGACGAAGGACCACAAGACCCAAGAACAATGTCTGATATAGATAAAATTATATTACAACATTGGCTTCAACAAGGTGGATCTTATGGAGATGACATTCCAGAAGAATTCAAATTAGAAATTATAAAAATATATGGCCTTGATAAAATGGCATCAGCTCCAGATATGGCCGAAGGAATACAAACAGCTTCTGCTGTAGCTGATATGGCTACGGGTGGAAGAGCGGGATATGCTAATGGACAACTC